GCTCGATGCGGTCAGCCACGGCCTGCGCAACGCGACGGGTCGTCGAGAGCGCCTCGGGAAGCACCTGCTCGGTGGCGGCGTCGCGTACGACGAGCTGGTCGTACTCGGAGATGATTTCGGAGTGTCCGATCGGCGGGAGCTCGATCATGACGCGTCCGCCACCCTGGCCCTTGCCGATGCCGACCTCTGCGTCAAACGCGCGGAATTCGGCTTCGGCGACGAGGCCGGCCTGGCCCTTGCGGAATCGGACGGAGATGCTCGGCACATCACGGTTCGGGAGGTACCGAGCGAGCGAGTTCTTGCGAGCCTCGATGTCGGCGAGCGCTTCGCGGATGTAACCGGTCAGCGTGGCGGGCTCGATGAGTTCAGTCCACAGTGGCATGAGTCCGGTCCTTCCTAGACGAAGACGATCGTGGTGTTGTTCTTCGCAGCGGCCGGCGCAGCGAAGTTGGCGTACGGCACGGCAGCGGTCTTGACGCGGCCGTGGTCGAGGACGGGGACGCCGAAGTCGTTGCTGCCAACGACGCGCTGGTCGGTGAGCAGGAAGCCGGCGAGGACGCCTGCGCCGTCGGTGGTGTCGGTGTCGACGTCGTAGGGGACGACGAGGCCGTCGACGATGGCGACGGGGGTGCCCGACTTGATGTAGCCGTCGGGGTAGTGGGTTGCGGCGGTGAATGCCGACACGTCGAGGACTTCGGTGCGCGCGTTGCGGAGGCCGTGCGCGGAACCGAGCCACGTCATGTCGCCGGCACCGTACGTTTCGGTGGTCATGCGAGGCATGTGAATGCTCCTTTGAGAGTGGTTTTGCCTGGTCAGGCAGACTTCTTGCGGGTCTTGGAGTACAGGTCTCGGCCTTCGTCGACGGAGCCACCGTTGCGGGGCGGGGTGCGGTCGCCCGAGCCGGGGACGACTTCGCTCGTCGTCTTGATCTCGGTCGAGTTCGCGTTTACCCACTCGGTGATTGCGTCGACGTCGGCGCCGTCGGGGCCCTTCATGAACGCGGCTCGGTCGAAGTTGAGCAGCGCGTTCGCTGAGAGGGCTCGGCCAGCGAGTGCCTTGTCGAATGCGGCATTGACGCGCTCGGTCGCGAGGATGCTGCGCACCTCGGCGCGACCCTCTTCGCGTGCCTGCTCGAGTGCGTCGCCATCGGTTGTCTGCAGCTGGTCGAACTGCTCGGCCTTGGCCTTGTAGTCGTCGAATCCCTCGTACCGCTTGTGCGTTCGAGCGACAGCTGCGTTGATGATTTGGTCGAGCGCTTCCTGCGAGGCAGGAGGAGTGAATTCGCCGCCGTTTTCGTCGGTCATGAGACTTGTCCTTTCCGTTTTCCGCCCGTCGGCGATACCCCGAAACGCTCGGGTGAACGACCCCGCCAACCGGCGGGTAGCTTGAGAACCCCGCCGCTATGCGGCACGGGCGTAGTTGTCCGGAAACAGCAGTTCCATACGCGCAGCGACGGCAGCGTCGGTCACCGGAGCTCCTTCGGCCTCGAGCTCGGCCCGCGCCGTCAGATAGCGGTCGTAGAGTTCGTCCGGGTCATAGCCATCGATATGGCTCGTATCGGCGTCCCACTCGGGCACGATCGCGCAGTCACACGAGTCGTGGAACTCGTTGAACGCCTGCTCGCCGGCCGTTTCACGGGTGTGGTAGACCCAGCCGCGAGACGCGAGCATGTCGCACCAGGCGCACGTCTCAGCGCCACGAGGGACGCGAGCGAATCGTGGCCGATTCGGGTCACGGTTCACGTTGCGGGCGACAGTGTCGCGCGAGGAGTAGAGCACGTGGCGCTTCATCGCCGCGGCGATCTGCTCGACCGCGTCGAGTGGCGCGTCTGTCCAGAGCCCGCCGGCCAGCGCGCGGACGCTCCCACGAACTGCTTGCTCGTCGGACACATCACCGAGCACCGCGGTGTAGCCGGCGCCCGGTCGGATGCTCGCGTACCACTCGGACGCGGCGACCGCGGCGAGGTCGCCATACTCGGAGACGAGCTCCGGCACGATCTCGAGCAGCGCGTCACGCACGACCTCGGGGCTGGTGAGGTCGAGACGCGACACGAGCGCGAAGAGATCGCGGCGAGCCCAGTCGATGATGCGGTCGTGCGCGGAGCCGAGCCCCTCGACGTCGTCGCGATTCGTCATCACTTCTCCTCGAGGTCACCGGCCTGTGTCTCGG